AGTGGTATAGCAGGAGACGACGAACGACGGTTGATTGATAACACGATGACCAAACTTAGAAGTCTTGTTGAAGAGACAGGGTGTGGCATGGTGTTGGTCAGTCACTTGAAGCGAGTGGATAGTGGTCACGAAGAAGCAGGACGAGTGTCACTGCACCATCTACGTGGATCACAGGCTATAGCACAACTGTCGGACATGGTGATAGGCTTGGAACGTAACCAACAGAGTGACAAAATATCCAATGAAACACGAGTGCGAGTCTTAAAAAATCGGTTTAGCGGACAGACAGGACATTGCACCACACTTAACTACGACACAGAAACAGGACGATACACAGAAGATAAGAACGTCTTTGAAGATACAACAACAACTAACAACCCATTCTAAAAAAAAATGAAAATGATCAGAGATACTGAAGATAAACCAGTCACTACATGGTGGCTAATAGAAGATGAAGGCTACCACGGAAACGAATCACCTACTGGCGAGGGCTTCTTAAATCCTCACATGGTAGATCAATATGAATATGTCGAAGAGAAGGATAGACTATTTGAACCTAAGTACGACGAGAATAACGGAAAGCTTTGTGCGTTTTGGCTGCAATTAGAAATGCCTAGATATTTGTGGCACTTGTACGAAGCTGGTTATGTAATGCCTGATAATGAATTAGAGTATAAAGTGTATGATTTTTCTTATAACGTTATTAACGATTGGCTAGAAGAACAGCGTTTAAAACACTACAACGAAAACAAAAACTTCTACATTAAGCAGAAATGAAAAATAAAAAACACAATGTTCTTGTAGAAAAGATGAGGGAGTTGGCTACTAAAAGTCCAGACTATGAATACAGTTTAGTTGAGTTAGAGAACATAATGAATGTAGGAAAACGTGCTTTCGATGTTTTGATAAAGACTTGGTCGGGAGGTGACGAGTACAACGACGAATGGTATAGTGCTTTTCAGCATGGAATTCATGTAGCTATGTGGCAGTATTGCGACGATGATGAGCACTTAGACGAACTAAGAAATTCATTTGAGTTTGCTAAACACGCATGGACTAATCCAAATGAAAAAATGTGGAAGGAGGAAGAGAAATGAAAACACTATTCTTTGATATCGAAACAAATGCGATAGAAGACTGGTCGAACTTGTCTGACTTAAAGACTGTTCACTGTCTATCTATCTACGATCCTACCACGCCTAAGATGATAACGTATCACGGTGCTGGTATTAAGAACGGACTAATGGAGTTAGCTAAGGCAGAACGAATCGTCGGACACAACGTCATCGGGTTTGATCTACCTGCTCTCTCCAAGATGTACAGCTTCCACCCACCTCTTGTTAAAGTATTGGACACGATGGTCATGGCTAGATGTATACATCCTGATGTACGCAACGACGACTTCTTACGGAATAACTTCGATAAAAGTTTAGTGGGTAGTCACTCGTTGAAGGCGTGGGGACTGAGACTGAACAACCTGACCAAGCTGACATACGGTGAAGAGGACGGAGCGTTCGACAGTTACAACGAGGAGATGAGGAAGTACTGCGAACGTGATACAATCGTAACACAAATCCTGTTTGACTATCTGATGATGGGTAACCCAAGCGGTGAGATGTTAGCGATTGAACATTGGTTTGCGTTCCTGATGAGACTACAAGAGAAGAAAGGCTTTGCGTTTGACGTTGTTAAAGCTGAGAAGTTGGAGCTAGAGTTGGCTGCTGTTCGTGCTGGTTTGTTGGACAGACTACAACGAGAGTTCCCTGCTAAGACGGAAGAGATGAAGACACCGAGTGGTTGGTCCTTACAGATAGAACGAGAGGACGGCATGGAGTTTATCACAGCAGCAACCAAGACGGAACTGAAGAAGCAGTTGAAGATGCGTAATTTGAAACAGACGCTGGTCAAGGATGCAGTTAAGTTAGCACCAAAGACTAAGACGATACCATTTAATCCCGGTAGTCGTCAGCAGATAGCCGAGCGTTTGTTGTCTTTAGGATACGAACTACCAAAGGAACCTGATGCAACCACACCAAAGGTAGACGAAGCAGTACTGAAAAGTATAGACCATCCGTTTGCTGAGGTATTGTGTAATTACTTATTGGTTACCAAGAGGTTAGGACAATTAGCAGAGGGTAATCAGGCGTGGTTGAAGTTGGAAAAGAACGGACGGATACACGGCAGAGTCAACACAAACGGTGCAGTCACGGGTCGTTGTACCCATCAGAATCCTAATGTTGCACAAGTACCTGCGTGTCGTGCTGAGTATGGAGAGCAGTGTCGTGAGTTGTTCAAGGCAGGAGACGGATACAAGTTAGTAGGGTGTGATGCAGCAGGACTGGAACTACGAATGCTTGCCCACTACCTAGCTTTCTACGACGGTGGTGAATACGCTAAGGAAGTTATTGAAGGAGATATACACACGTTCAACATGAAACGAGCGGGATTAGATAACAGAGACCAAGCTAAGACTATGATATATGCCTTCCTTTACGGAGCAGGTGACGCTAAGATTGGAGAGATTGTGGGTGGTAGTGCTAAAGAAGGACAGATGTTAAAGCGTAAGTTCCTGAGCAACCTGCCAGCACTGAAAAGATTACAGGCAGATGTGCAACAAAAGGTACAACGCAGTAACAAGCTGACTGGATTGGATGGTCGTATACTTCCTGTTCGTTCACCACACGCTGCATTGAATATGTTGTTACAGTCAGCAGGTGCAGTGTGCATGAAGGTAGCGTTGATCCAACTGTTTCATCGTATGAATAAACTGAAGTGGCAACACGGTAGAGAGTACAGCTTTGTTGCTAACGTCCACGACGAGTTCCAAGCAGAGGTACAACCTGATAAAGTGGGAGCGTTTAGTGATCTTGCAGTTGAATCAATACGCATGGCAGGACGAGAGTTAAAACTAAACGTCATGTTAGACGGTGAAGCAAAGGTAGGTGAGACATGGGCACAGACACACTAGAGATTCAATACGATTGGCACTTGAGTCTTGCTAAGTTGTACGATACCATCGACTTAGAAGTTCCGTGGGACTGGAGAAAACAACACGTACAAAACTATATGCCATCATCCAACGCTCAACGTATCGGAGCCATAGCCGAATCGAAGTTCCAAACGGAATGTTTAGAGAGAGACTTTGAACCACATATGCCAGCAACCCCTATGCCGTGGGACTTTATCGTCACGTGTCCGGCAGGTATGTTAAAGGTACAAGTCAAATCAACAAGCACTAGATTGGGACAGAGTTATACCGTCGTGACGTCAAGCGGATGCACAGGCAAAGGAACAATGTCACACGATGTCGATGTGGTAGCTTGTTATATAGCACCTGAGAATATGTGGTGGATGATACCACGTAATGAGTTGACAGGTAAGACAGCTAAGTTGAATCCGTTGCCATCATCCAAGAACAAGTACAAGAAATACCAAGAGAACTGGAGCGTATACTATGAGTAATAAGAAAACAACACTACTGATAGATGCTGACGTGTTAGCGTTTGAAGCAGCAGTGGTAGCCGAGGAATCAATTGAGTGGAAGGATGAGATGTGGACAGTACACGCAGACATGGCACTAGCTAAAGCTCGTGTTGTTAATCGTGTCGAAGAGTTCAAGGACTTGATGAAAACAAATAAAGTTATAATGTGTCTGACAGACCGTGCTAACTTTCGTCGTATTCTTAATCCCGACTATAAAGCAAACAGATCAAAGTCCCGTCTGCCAATAATCTTGCGACAAGTTAAGCAGTGGATTATAGATGAACTACATGGAGAAATGTGGCCCAACCTAGAAGCTGATGACGTCATATCAATTCTGGCAACGGACAAAGAGATGGATGAAGAAACGATCATCATTAGCATCGACAAAGACTTCAAGACAGTACCAGGTATCTTCTATGACTACAACAAAGGAGAGTATCATCAACCGTCAGAAGAAGAAGCCGATAACTATCATCTCGTACAAGCGATAGCAGGAGACCACACGGATGGATACAGCGGAGTACCCGGCATAGGAATCACTCGTGCTCAACGTCTGTTAGAGAAAGATGGATACACATGGGAAACAGTTACTGCTTGTTACGAGAAAGCTGGACTTACTGAACAGGATGCATTAATGAACGCATGGATGGCACGGCTGTTACGAGCTGAGAATTATTCATTCAGAACCAATACAATAAAGAAACTATGGACACCGAGAAACTACCAAACCAAGGATATACTAAAGATTTCACCACAGGGGCTAAACGTGACGGGGACATTGGACGGGGACGACCCTCGCTTATTCCTCCAATCGCCTTACGCAGTCTCGCCAAAAGATTTGAAGATGGCGGAAAGCTTTACGGAGATAACAACTGGAGAAAAGGATTCCCGTTAACACGATTGTACGACAGTATGTTCAGACATCTGTTAGCGTTGGCTGAAGGAGACGAAACGGAGGATCATGCGGGTGCGATCTTGTGGAATGCGTCAGCGTGGTTGTGGACAAAGGATCAAATAAACAAAGGTAATTTACCAATAGAACTGGATGATATAGAGAACGATGAATGAAGAAATAGTATTACCAGCACTGTCGAAAGATTTGATAGATAAGCTTGACAAGCTGTACCCAGATAAATGTCCGCTGTTGACAGACGACGATAGAATGGTATGGTTTAAAGTAGGACAAAGAAGTGTAATTACATTCCTTAAACAAATATACGACGAACAACTTCAAGATAACATTATAACCAAGGACTAATTATGTGTTTTGGCGGATCATCACAACCAGCACCTCCACCCCCTCCACCTCCACCACCTCCCCCTCCGACAGCAACAGCCGTTAGAGCAGAGCCTACAAAGGCAAGAGCAGCACGTGGACAACAGCGTAAGCGTGGAACAAGAACGTTAACAGTAAGTCGTCGTCCTTCCCTTGGTATGCAACCCGGACAAACAGGAGTACAATTAACATCATGATTATAGGATTAGATAAACTTACGTTATTAGACGGTGCGGTTGCTAACGGTGCTGGTAGTGCTGTTGGAGCCGAGCGTTCTAAAGGATGGACATTTGTTATTGAGTCTGAATCAGTAACTACTGGTGCTACCGTTGCTGTTGAAGCGTACATTGGTGGAGCTTGGAGAGCAATTGATAGTCGTTCCGTAACATCTTCTGGTAACATTATGATAAGAGATGAGTACGGACACTACGAAAAGATCAGAGCTTCAGTGTCAAGTCGTACTGACGGAACTTACAGCGTCTACGCTACAGGCACTACCTCTTCTCTTTAATGTCTCTTGTTGCGGTAAACATACCGGCTCCTACTGAGTTGCAAGATGCTACTGAGTTCTTAGCTCCTCAGTTTGGTACAAGCTTTCCGTTGGATTTATTTGACGCTACGTTCCAAGCAGGATACGACACACAAGCAAACATAGAAGCACGAACAGGTGACGATGTTGGTACAATACTTATGGCATCTGATGTTGTTAGGTTATATGTATACGACGGAGCTAACTGGCAATTCTACACAGGAACTTAATAGATGAACGAGACAGCACAGGGTTTATATCACAGCTTAGAGAATCAACGTTGGTCGTTCTTAGATCGTGGTCGTACATCATCTGAGTTAACACTACCGTATGTCCTACCCCCTGACGGTCACAACTTTGCTACTAAGTATTACACACCCTATCAAGGCATCGGAGCACGTGGTGTTCTTAACTTAGCATCTAAACTTTTACTTGCCCTACTACCGCCTAACGCTCCGTTCTTTCGGTTGGTCATAGATCGCTACGAATTAGATAAAGCAAAAGCTGAACTAGGACCAGAGGGAGCGGAGCAGTTACGGACGGACTTAGAGAAAGCACTAGCTGATGTTGAGCGTAGTGTATCACAGGAAGTAGAAGTACAGAACTTCAGGAACGGTATCTTCCAAGCACTCAAGAATCTTCTTATTAGTGGTAACAGTCTGTTGTACTTACCTGATGAAGGAGGCATGAGAGTGTTTCGTTTGGATCGTTACGTTGTTAAGCGTGATCCAATGGGTAACGTTACACACATAGCTGTCAAAGAAACGGTAGCACCTATGATG